AAAGGTAGTCAAGCGAAGCGAGCGAGCGGCGACGCCGCTCGGCGCTCCGCAAATTTTGAGTACAGGAGGACTACCAAATGACACACAAAACGATTACACACAGAGACGTAAACCAATTTGCATGGTATGACAGCAGAAAAGAGGCTTTAAGCAAAGCAGCAAAACTAATGGGGCAGGGAAAAGGCGTCTATATCGGAGGCAAAAAAGCAAAAAACAAGTGGAACTATCATGATATCACAATGGCGGCAATTATCCATAACGATCAAGGCGACGGAAATAAGCCATGGGTTGTTGCTTGGCACGACTAAGGAAGTAAAAAAAAAGCCCTCGTAGATCTACGAGGGCTTTTTTTACTTCGAGGGAGTCTTGCTAATAACCTGCTCTGTATCGTATTCTAAAGCACTTACCTGCTTCACGGACTTGGGGATGGTATACCACCTTGCCCGGCCTGCTTTGCGCACCGTGTTGACCAGCTCTTGCCCTCCCTCGGGGCGATGTTCCATAGCGATACAGGAGCGATAGGGAGTAAGGCGGCAAAACCAGCCGATACGGTTGCAAAGGTAAATGCGGTCGCAGAGGTCACGAATTTTTTTATCAAAGTCCATGGTCTGACTGCTGACAATGATCGTTAAATGATACTTGCGCTGCATCTTGAAAAACTCAACTGCTTCACGAGGCATAGACTTAAAATCACGGTTAGAATGAAGAACGCCAATTTCATCGATAAGAATGAGGGAATCAGGAAGAAAGGTCTGTTTCCAGTATTCCGTTTCTAACTCATAACCAATACCCATATTAGAATAGATAAGCCCCTTATTAGCACGAAGCCAACGATCAGCAACACGAGACATATACAGAGATTTGCCAGAGCCTTTTGAACCAACAACAGCTTCCAGTTTGTAGGGGTTTTTGCAATAGTTATCGATATATACAAAAAGCCAGCAAATGACAAAGATAAGGAGACCATAAAGCATAGCATATACATCCTTTCATAAGACGAGAAAACGGCGTTTTCTCTCAGCACTTAGGAGCGACCGGGAATCCAGCGACGGAGGACGCGCAGGACAATGCCGGCGATAGCGATGAGGACGAAGACAAGGAGAATAGGCTGGGACTCGTAGAAGTCGAGCAGCTGACCCATCCAAGTGATCATCTGGGTGAAGAACTCACCAACCTGAGAAAGCAGCGTAGCAATGATAGAAGAAGCAGTCTGAAGTCATCATCCTTTCATAAAATTTTTATGGGCACCTGTCACGGACGGAGCAGGAGAACCAACATAGAGAAGACAGCGGCGAAGACAATGAAGTAGCCAATCTCGGGAACAGAGAAAATGCCGAAGCAATACTGCAAAGGTAAAATCGTCATCAGCTCATGCGCCCCCAAATCGCGTTCTTAATCCAAGTAACAGTAGTGACAAAGACAAGGATAACAAGAAGAGCAGAAACGCAAGCTTGCGGGTTGAGAACCTGAGAAGTGGTAGTGGAATCTTCCTCATAAGGGAGTTGAATAAGTTGAGTCGAACTGTTATAGGCATACCTTTCGGACGTATAACCGGACTTGTGCACCGTCTCAGTGCGTTCGATAAAAAACGTGTCTCCAAACCAATCCATAATAGCAGTGAAACTATTAGAGACGTTAGGGAGATTAGCATACAAAGCCGGAGTATCTGCGGCGCGGTCATCATAAGCGGTCAAACTCCCCTCGAAAGGTAATTCTTCTTCCTGCGGTACATAGTCGTCACGGAGGTCAGGACTTTCGGTGATGTTCTGTGCAGGCTCAGCGGGAGTAGGAGATTCATCCGCTTTAGCCTCAGCAGCCGCTTTAGCATCCAAATCGGCAACAGCCTGCGCGGACGCCTTGAGATAGTCGTACTGCTGCACGGTCATATCACAAGTACTACCGTCTTTATACTGGACTGTATAGACGGTAACACCGTCAGTATCAACCCAAGTTTTGATAATAGTAGGGACTTCCATCATTTTTCACCCCCATCCCAGAGACCGCGGAGAACAAAGCCAACAAGCGAAAGCAGCAGACAAACAAGCACGAAGTTGCCAAAAGTGCCGAAACCGAAAAAAGAGAGGTTGAGCACGTTAGAGATAAACGAGGTAACAACGCCGAGCGTCGAAACGAAATCTACCATGGCAGCCAATCCTTTACGAATTTATAAATACCGAGAGCGACGAGGAAAACGACAACGGCAATCACGAGAGCACCACCAGAACCAAACAAGCCAAAAACCTGCTTGAAGAAGTTTATAAAAGTCATCCATCCACCGCCTTTTTAATGAACATACGGAGCACAACGGCGCCGAAAACCATAAGAGAAACGATGAAGAGAAAAGAACCGAGATTTTGGAACATGGCGTTGAGAGCAGACATGGAAGTCGATGCAACGTCAGAATCGACCGTTTCAGTATCATTCCAGCCGGTCAAAGTGGACTTGCCATTTTCAATGTTTTCAGAAGCTTCTGGAAACTGATCAATAAGAGTTTCACGCAATTCGTCAAAAGCGTCAGAATCAGCGGGGAATTCATCACCAACTTTAAGACCCGGCGACAACTTATTAGCATCGACCCAATAAGAAATCTCGGCAGTACAATAAGTATACTGACCGGAAGTCCAACGAGAAACAGCGATAATAATATCATCGCTCGAAAGATTCATCAAAGGAACACGAGAAAAACCAATACCGGTATTGTCAGAACCCTTAATTACAGGGCCAATAACGAGATTTTCCATCTGAGAAAGGTTAACAAGATAAGAAGAACCAGAAGAGACGGAAATATAACCTAAAGAAGTTGCGCCAGAGTTACCGGCATAAGAGTTACCGGCATCAGTCAAGAAGAACGGTGAAGAAGGAGAAAACTGAGAAAGAGCACCAGAAGTACCAGCAGAAGTTCCAACATGCTCAACATCATAGGAAAAAGCAATAGAATTATGACGGTCAAAAATATAAAGACCGGCAGAAGTAGCGGAAGTATCAGAACCATTGGGAGTTGAACGTGTAGAAAGAGTTTTAACGTCAACTTGGATATAGGAAACAGCACCAAGAGGAATAGCAGAACGCCACCAGTCAGGATAATTACAAACATAAAGCCCGCTCATATCCCACCCGTATTCATTGCCAGATGGGGAGTTGGGAAAACGGAACTCAGTATAATAAGAACCGAGGACAGCAGCATAAATTTCACCATTATAAAAGGGGGTTAACTGAAAATATTTAGACGAAGTACCAGATTCATTCGTCAAATTACGTTCAGAAGTAATAACCCATTTACGCCACTGAGCATTATTAGAAGCAAACACAGGAACACACAAAGACACACAAAGCATCAGAGCCGCGACAAGGGCGGCGAAGCGCTTAACAAAGCACCGCTGCTTTTTCTTCACTTCGCCACCACCTTTCGCGACATCGAATAACGGAGGTCATGTCCGTTTTGGTTGCGGGGTTAGGATTCGAACCTACAGCTTTACGTTCAGAGCGTAACGTGCTACCGTTGCACCACCCCGCCATAGGAGAGCGGACGCGCCGCTCCCTATAGGAAAGAAATTTGAGTTTGAAAAGAGAGGATTAGACCTCTTCAATTCCGAGCAAGTAGCCGTTGCGGTCAAAGTCAAGGTCATACGTAGCGCCGACGACAATAAGCGCATACGGCATCAGGCGAGCGTCGACATTGATTCTATCAACCTGTACGCCGTCATTGTCATCGTTTGCACGCATCGAATATTCGGCCATAAGAGTGGTAAAATCATAGTCCTTGCCCTGCTTAGAAGTGCCAGCGCGGCGGGTCTTACCAACTACAGTAACTTTCATAAAGCGACCATCCTTTCATCAGAATAAAGATATATCTTCAAACCCATCTTCACTAAAGGGAGAAGGGTCATCAGCAACTTCGGCGAACTCAGCGACAGCAATGCGGGAAGATTCGGAGAACTGTGCAATTTCTTGAGTTAAAGCAACAGGGGAGAACGGAAGTTGTTCATCATAAAACTGTTCCCACTTACAACAAGCCAGATAAAGCAAATCAGGGCGATAAAGCAAGATATCAATAATCCGATGACCGAAAGTATTTACAACGTACTGCATCTTTTGATCTTCGGTATGAATAGCAACGGAAAACTTTTTCGCAAGGTCATCACTAAGGGGATGCGATAAGTCCTTAGTAAAGGGAATATGACGGGCTTC